GCTTTCTTCATCATCACAGATGTTCCAAACGGAATGAAACATTTCGTTAGAACTCCTATGGCGACTGGCATGGACGGTGATTTCAACACTGGAAACGTAAGATACAAGGCGAGAGAGAGATACTCTTTCGGTGTATCTGATCCACTTGGAATTTACGGTTCAACAGGAGCTGCTTAACTAGCTATGTGGGGGTGTTTTTCTAATCCTTCTTCACCCCCACACATTATTACCTTGACAGCGTAAGCTGACATTTGCCAAAACAAGGAGATACACATGGGCAATTCAACATTTTCAGGTCCTATCAGAACAACTGGTGGATTTAAAACAATCAATAAAAGTAGCACCACAGGTGCAATTACAGAAACAGGTTTTTCTGTAAACTCAACAGGTCAACTCATTTCTATGGGTACAAGAAAGATACAGTCTTTCGCAGGAACTCTTGCAAGCACAAACGCTGCTGCAACAGCATATGCAGACGGTGACTGTCTTGTAGAGTTAGGAACATTAAACGTAGATGCTCCTGACGATCTGGTGACACCATCAAAGATATTTGTACACAGAGCGTTAATTGGGATTACTACAGCAGCAGGTCAAACACTTGCAGGCAACCTAGCTTTAAGTGCAACATCTGGTACAGCTACAAACGCAGGTGTGACAGGTACAGAGATTGTAGGTGCAGGTGTAACAGCCTTTCACGAGCAATTAAGTGCCACGCAGTCTATTACAGAGATTGATGTTAACTTCAATAATTCAGCAGGTAACTATCACATCTTTGTGCCAAATGTAACGGCTGCTGTTGCAAATGTGCATCTATATGCCAGAGCTACAACCACTGTTAATGCTGATATAACAGCAGGAAGATTTACAGTTGAACTAGAATACTCAGTATTCTAAGGGGGTAAAAAATGGCTGATGCAGTAACATCACAAACCCTTTTTGATGGCGACAAGCACGTTATTATGAAGTTCACAAATATTTCTGATGGCTCAGGCGAATCAGCAGTTAAAAAGGTCGATGTCAGTGCATTGAACACAGATATAAATGGCAATACTTGTACGAGTGTTGCCATAGAGAAAATCTGGTGGCAGTGCATAGGCATGAAGGTTCAGTTGTTTTTTGATGCAACATCCGATGCTTTTATTATAGAGTTAGGTGAAAATCAGAGTGGTCATCATGACTATAGTGAGTTTGGTGGTTTAAGAAATAACGCAGGGTCTGGAAAGACAGGTGATATTGATTTTACTACTGTAGGTCACTCTAGTGCTGATACCTATACAGTAACTCTGAAGATGCGTAAAACGTACTAACGTGTTCGATCCAGTAACTATTTCGGCTGCTGTTGCCACAGCAAGCACAGCCTTTAATGGTATCAAGAGAGCTTTTGCAGCAGGTAAAGAACTAGAAGCCATGTCGCAAGATCTCTCTAGGTGGATGGGTGCTGTTAGTGATGTGGATGCAGCACATAACTCTGCCAAAAACCCTACCATGTTTCGTAAAGTGTTTAGTGGAGGAAGTATTGAGCAGGAAGCAATAGAAGCCTTTACTGCCAAAAAACGTCTTGAAGAACAACGCTATGAGTTGCAACAGTTCATCAAATTCACACACGGAACAGCAGCTTGGGATGAACTTCTTCGCATGGAAGGTCAGATACGAAAGAGAAGACAGAAAGAAATATATGACAGGAAGATATTTAGAGAAAAAGTCATTGGCATCGTTGTACTTGTTATTGTTTTTACTGTTGGCTTGGCTGTTCTTGGTCTTTTCGTTTACTCCCTCATGGGGATTGACCGTGGATGGTTTGAAGCAAAAGCAAATGCTTTCATGTTGTCAAGCCTTACAAAGTAAGTGTGTTCGTAAAGACGGAGGACAAGAGACATTTGAGTGGATGTGTATTGATGGGGATATTATTTATCTCGCTAAATCAGAAAACATTAAGCAATGTTTCACCTGTTTTTTAAAGAAACTTAGTGACTGGACATGGGAGCAAGAGATAAGAAAAGGGATTAGAGAAGACCCAAAGTATGTAACGTGTAGACGATATAAAAGAAAAAAAGCAAAGAATGGACAGCAAGTGTGTTTATACAGAGGAGCTAATAATACATATACTTTAGTTGTTGAGGGGGAATGTCCTGTAGAGTTCAGGTGTAAGTATGATCCTAATGGTAAAGAACCAAATATTGATAGTGTTGTTGACTCCTTAAATGATAGCTTCAAATGAAAACACTAGTATTTATTTTAGTAATCTTAGAGGGATCAGAAATATATGATGAATCTTTACAATATGGTAGTATTGATAGGTGCAGTTGGTATGCCGATAAGATAAATATTTACAACCAAAAACAAACAAGAAATACCTACTCAGCCCATTGTAAGCCATTAGTGATTGAAAAGAATGATGAATAATATTATAAATAGAATAGATTGGAGGCTCTAATGGCAGTTGTAACACCAGATTTACCAGAGTTATTTGAGGAAGCCTTTGAAAGAGCAGGGCTTGAAATGCGTTCTGGCTATGACTTAAAGACGGCTAGACGGAGCTTTCAAATATTAACATTAGAGTGGCAAAACAGAGGTATAAACCTTTTTACTATAGAATCTGGAACATTGTCTCTATCATCAGGCACAGCCACATATACTTTACCAACCGATACTATAGACATTATTGAGCATACTATAAGAACAGGTACAGGAACATCACAGCTTGATACCAATTTGAGTAGAATAAGTGTTTCCACGTTTGCCCAGAAATCAAACAAGAATACACAAGGTAAGCCAACACAGATATTTGTACAAAGACTAGCAGGCTCTACGACAGTCACGTTGCATCCAGTTCCAGACACAACGTACACGTTAGCCTTTTTTAGGCTAAAGGGCATCGATAGTATTGCCTCTGGTATATCAGGAACCACAACAAGTCATGTTCCACCACGCTTTGTACCGTGTCTTGTTGCAGGGTTGGCATACTACATAGCTATGAAAAAGCCAGAAGTGGCTGATAGAGTACAAGCGTTAAAACAAGAGTATGAGTTTCAGTTTGAATTAGCAGCAGGGGAAGACACAGAGACAGCCTCTATAAAGTTCGTTCCCTATAACACATTCTTCACGAGTGTCTGATGGCTTACGCTAGAGGAAAATATGCCTTTGGAATATGCGATAGAACAGGTTTTCGATATCCTGTGGCAGACCTTGTACACGAGTTTACCAATGGTAAAAAAAATGGTTTGAAGGTTGGAAGAGATGTGGTTGACCCAGATCATCCACAGAACTTTGTCGGTTTGATAAAGAGTGACGACCCTCAGTCCATAATTGATGCAAGACCAGACCGAACAGAGCCTTTAGAGTTATCTGTTGGTGTTGCTCAGTTTGACGACTTCGATCTAAAAATATCGCCAATCTTTGGTCTGGTTGGCATTGTCACGGTAACAACAAGCTAAGGAGATAAGATATGCCGATGAAAAGAAATAAAAAAGGAATGGCTAAAGGTGGAGCTATGAAGAAAAAGGGTATGGCAGCAGGTGGTAGAACCACTATGAAGAAGCAAACCATGCGTGGTGGTGGAGCCATGAAGAAGAAGGGTTACGCTGTTGGTGGTGCTATGAAGAAAAAAGGCATGGCAAAAGGTGGTGCTATGAAAAAGAAGGGCATGGCTAAAGGAGGCGTAATGAAGAAAAAGGGTATGGCAAAAGGAGGAGCTATGACTTTAGCTAAGATACGCTCTGCTGCTAAATCTAAGGGATACAAACTAACTAAAGTGTAAAATATGCCTTATCTACAAAGTAACATCCCACACTTCAAGTGTTGGGTACGGAGGGAGTATACCCATAATCATCAGAAGTATCATGGGGAGTTCCTTCACGCTATGGCTATTGCCGTGACAACAATGCCAAACAGGTGTCTCAGTTTTCAAGTTGTTTTTACAGGTTGTGAAACTGATGACACCGATGAGCCTAATGTGCATGGTGGAGCAATGTGGGCAAGAATGCCAATAACTGGTCTTGTCGCTGATACTCCAGTAGAGGAGTGGGCAGAGCCATTACCTGTTCATTACGCACAACCGTGGGATTGTTCCTCCCACACCCACGCAGTGTATGTTTTGGATAGAGCTACACCATGCCCTTGGTTGGCTAAAATAGGAGGAGAATTTTATCCTGCTAAATATTATTTCACTGTTGATTATGCAGAGAATGAAATAGCTGATGATCCTGCACAGCATAAGCAAAGTCACGTTCTAGAACTGTTAGACGCAGGCAAATGGACAGGCAACATAGTTGCATTGCCTAATAACAGAGTTCGTGTTACACATCCTGCATGGTTCGAAACAGGAGAAGGTCCTCCTGACTTCTTGCCATCACAGCATATACACTACTCAAAGTCTGATTTAGATTATGTCTTGGATGTTAACCAGATTTTTGATAATCTATACGCACCCAAGAAGAGCAAAAAATGAATTATACAGAATTAACAAATGCGATCAAGGAATACACAGATAACACCGAAACTACTTTTGTTAATAATATTCCTAACTTCGTCAGGCAAACAGAGGAAAGAATATACCGATCTATTCTTATACCAGAACTCAGAAAGAACGTAACTACATCCCTGACTACAAGTAACAGGTTCTTAGCAAAGCCAACAGATTTTTTGGCTGTATTCTCTATTGCTGTTGTCGATGGTAGTAGTAACTATTCGTTCTTGCTACCAAAAGATGTAAACTTTATACGAGAGGCATATCCTGCTACAGGA